TCTTGGCGGCTCGGAAAGACGAGAAGTGGTGTAGCAACGCCGAGAGGAGTAGCAAAGCCGCGAATCAGAGTGGAAAGAAGTATTGAATCAAGTGATATATGGCTTTGGGGTTTTTACCTAAGAACCAAAATGCGATACCGATTGCTGCAGTAATGTTCATATCAATTTTTATGTTAATCATGGTTTGTTCCTCACGTTTCGGGAGCGACATTGCTTTCCTATAGTGAGTTGTATTAATTATTCCATATAAAACAATTTGTTATGTTTTCACTGAAAACAAAGAAAGGCTCAGTTTAACGACTGGGCCTTTTTTGTACCCGCAATACCCCGCGCACCGAAAGCGCAATAACCCACCGAAGAACCTGTTTAGGAATGAAGCCTGTGGATCCCAGCATGACTGGCGAGTCTCTTCGGGCTGCTATCCATTTCGGCAGGCTTCATCTCTAAAAAGGTAATCGCTATGACATATCCAACCGTGATCGTAAACGGCGTTTCTGTTCGTGTGGACAGCGAAGGCCGATACAACCTGAATGATCTGCACGCAGCCGCTGTATTGAAAGGCGAGGCTACTAATAATCAAAGGCCGAGCCAGTTCATGCGAAGCAAGCAGGTGCGTAAGTTTGTGCAAACATTAAGCGCAGTGCAAAAATGCACGGCGGTAGATTCAGTGAATGGCGGCCCAAACCATGGTGTGTGGGGAATGGAGTTAGTTGCCATACGATACGCAGCCTGGTTAAGCCCTGAATTCGAAATCAGAGTGTATGAAACCTTCCGTGAAGCCGTGCTAAATGGCATCAGTAACATGACTCGACTAAATAGACTCGACCTCCTGATAGCTAATGAGGCGAAAGAGGTTAGCGACAGCGCCCGTAAAATGAATCGTTGGGGGATCGGCGGGCGCAAGAAAATGCTCAATGACACTCGTGAGAATATTATTGACCAGATGGATCCGGATATGGTGGCAATCATGGAGGATAAAGTCGCATGAGTGAACAAACGAATAAAATAATCAGTGACCTGTTATTAAAGGCGAGCAATGGCATTGATTCCGCTGTGGCGTTCAGTCAGGCGCAAATGCCTGATGTTATTGAACAACTAATGCGCTGGAAAATGGCGTCTTATGGTCTAAGGGTATTTACATGCATTTTGCTCTTAGCTTTGATGTGTTTTTTCATTAGAAAGTCATGGCAGTGGCATGAGGGATGTGAAAAGGAAACGGCAGGGCCCGTTGGGCTAATTTTGTCTGGAGCGATAACGCTGATTAGCCTGTTGGTTTTATTCGCTAACGTTGGTAATGTCATCCAGTTGTGGTTCGCTCCAAAGGTTTGGTTGATTGAGTACGCGGCTGACTTAATAGCCACAAAGTGAAATAACAGGATTGAGAGCCACTTTCACAACGGCTCTCAATCATTACAGACAAAAACCAGAAGAAGGAACAGAAGAATGATGACGATAAAGTTTGTATACAAAGAGGCAGAAGAGCGAATTCACGAAGCGACAGAAGTCCGGTTATCGAAGAGCGGTAACCTGCACGTCACGCGCCCAGACAAGACGACTGATGTAGTTGAGCTGAGTCCCGGCACTACTGTCTACGTGGCTAACGATGCGGGTAAAACGGTATCTCGATACTTTGGGCTAAACAAAGAAGAACCGGAAACCGGCATTCAATTGCAATGTGCGTAATTTATAAAACTCTGCAAAAGGTGCTCATGAAGTGCCTTTGACAGAATCTTATATAGGTTTTCACATATCGAGGTGTCGGCCAATCAGCGGCTGAGACTTTACCAACCAGCGGAATATTCTGTTATGGCTAATTCAGACATACAAATGAAGCGGCCATATCCGCCATTATCATTCATCAATGAGTTCAGACCACACATTGAATTGGTTCCCGCCACTGAAGTGCTTGAATGGGTTAACAGTCAAATACTCAGTGACGAAGGCGAGCTACACAATCCCGACCACGGACACTTAATTGACGCTGACATAAAAATCATGTGGGCATCATCTGCGTTTGAAAAGCAGGGCCGCACTGTCCTTGGTCAAGCCGAACAGGTAGCAATGAGAGCCGGTGGCTGGCAAAAGGCCCGAATGGAGCAACAGATGTATGAATGGTTTGGTGATGTGCCGACATTCATCATCACCCTGGCTGCTGATTACTGTGCTCAATGCTCTGACCTTGAGTTCTGTGCACTGATAGAACATGAGCTTTATCACATCAGTCACGCAAAGGACGAATTCGGCGCACCAAAGTTCAACAAAGAAGGGCAGCCGGTATTGAAACTGCGCGGTCATGACGTTGAAGAGTTTGTCGGTGTAGTTCGCAGATATGGTGCGAGCGTTGAAGTCCAAGAAATGATTGACGCAGCAAACAATAAACCAGAAGTAGGCAATCTCAATATAGCGAGGGCGTGCGGGACGTGCCTGCTGAAACTGGCCTGATTAGTTACATTACGTTAGTCATGGAGGATGCCAATGGCTGCACTAAAACCAGAGGTCAAAGCCTTCATAGTTCAAGCCTTGGCCTGCTATGACACCCCCTCGCAAGTGGTCGCGCAGGTGAAACAAGAATTCAACCTCACCTTGACTCTTCAGCAGGTTTCTTCATACGACCCGACAAAGGCGATTGCGAAGAATCTCGGGCAGAAATGGATAGACCTTTTCAACTCAACTCGCTCCCGCTTTCAAACTGAAATATCCGACATCCCAATTGCCAATCGCGCTTATCGACTTAGGGCGCTCGACCGTATGGCTACAAAGGCTGAGACCATGAAAAACTTTGCTATGACCGCTCAATTAATGGAGCAGGCCGCGAAAGAGGTTGGCGATGCGTATACCAATAAACAGAAAGTTGAACACTCAGGCGGGATGTCTATTAGCTCAGTAGCATCAGTAATGGATGAGATAGGAGATGATGACCTGTAAGGGGTGGCTGTGTTAACTGATAAACAGAAAAAGCTGCTAAAGAACAGGTTCTGGCGTCTTAATCACCTCTACAAAATCAAAGACAAAAACGGAAAGTGCGTCACTTTCAAAATGACTCCTGAACAATTGGAGTATTTCGACGGTATGCACGACCGAAACGTGATCCTAAAGGCAAGGCAATTAGGTTTCACGACAGAGGTTTGCATCATCCAGCTTGATCTCGCACTGTTCCATAAAAAAGAATGTGCACTTATCGCTCACTCCCTTCCCGATGCAGAGCGCCTGTTTCGAAATAAAACCCAGTACGCCTACCGGCTTTTACCGGATGATATTAAGCGAGCAAATCCTTTAACCAAGGAAACGACGAGCGAATATGTGTTTGATAAAGGTGGCAGCGTAACGGTATCCACATCGTTTCGTGGTGGTACGCTATACAGCTTGCACGTTTCGGAGTTTGGCAAGATATGCGCGAAGTACCCAGAGAAGGCCAAAGAGATAGTAACTGGTGCCTTCGAAGCTGTGCCGCTGGGTGGAAAGATAACCCTTGAGAGTACCGCCGAGGGGCGCGCAGGCTATTTCTACGATTACTGCCAGGATGCAGAGAAAGCGCAACTCCAAGGGAAGGAACTTTCAAATCTCGACTGGAAGTTCTTTTTCTTCTCCTGGTGGAAGAATCCACAGTACGCAATCGACCCTGTTGAGGCTTTACCACAGCGCCTGGTTGATTACTTCGCTGAGATGGAAGCTAAGCACTGCGTTCATCTTAACGAGCGCCAGAAATCCTGGTACTACGCCAAAGAAAAGACGCTCGGCGATGACATGAAGCGGGAATATCCAACCATCCCCGCCGAAGCATTCCAGCAATCAGTCGAAGGCGCTTACTACGCCAAACAATTCCGCTGGCTTTATACCAACAAGCGGATCTGCAAATTACCTGATAACTCACATCTGCCGGTTCACACGTTCTGGGATATCGGTGTGGGTGACTCAACGGCCATCTGGTTTGTTCGTGAGGTGGGCGAAGAATTCCACATTATCGACTACTACGAGAACTCAGGCGAAGGCTTGCGGCACTACATGAAGATCCTAAAAGACCGTGGCTATACGTATGGCGACCATTGGGGGCCGCACGATATCGAAAACCGTGAATTCGGCTCTGATGCCAAGTCTCGCAAAGAACTGGCGCGGGAAGGCTATGAAATTGATGGGCAGATTTATTCCATGACATTCAAAGTGGTGCCGAAAACTGGCGTCGATACCGGCATCGAGTCTGTGCGTGAAATCTTACCCAAGTGTGTCTTTGATGATGAGAAGTGCGCTGAAGGCATAACTCACCTCGAAGGATATCGGAAGGAATGGGACGATAAACGCGGCTGCTGGAAAGACAAACCATTTCACGATCACACCTCTCACGGCTCTGATGGGTTCCGCTATTTTGCAGTAGCGAAGAACAATAAGCGCACATACAAAACCACGGTTCGCCAATTCTCAGCTTAACTGGATACAAAAAAATGACGGATGACGTTCGCAAAAGATCGCCCAAAATCGAGGCCATCGCCGAATGCTGGCCGATGATTATGGCCTTGCGAGGCGGCACTACGGCAATGCGTAAGGCGGGGAAGATTTACCTTCCTCTGTGGCCCAATGAAGATGACGGGTTTTATAAAAGTAGGCTCAATACGGCAACTCTGTTTCCAGCATTTGCACGAACCGTTGAAGTATTGAGTGGTAAGCCATTTTCACGGCCTGTCACTTGGGCTGAAGATGTGCCGGCGCGAATAGCTGACATGTTTGACGATATCGACATGCAAGGCAGAAACTTGCATAGCTTTCTGGCTGATGTCTGCGAAGAGGCTATAAGCAATGGTATTTGCGGAATTCTTGTTGAACACCCTCCAGTGGATACCGGACTGACGATCGCTCAAGAAAAAGCGATTGGTGCACGTCCTTATTTTGCGACGATTTTAGCTAATAGTCTTTTGGACTATAAATCAACGCGCGTAAATGGGCAGGAGACTATTACCCAGTTACGTTTTGTTGAAATGGTAGCCGAGGAAACTGATAGCGAATTTGCTGAAAAAATAGTTGAGCAAGTCCGTGTTATCGATATAGGCAGGTGGTGCACCTACCGAGAAAAGAAAAACGAAATCACAGGCGTGAAAGAGTGGTTGCTACACGACGAAGGAACAACAACTTTACAAAAAGTTGCATTTGTCCCTGTTTACGGCGATCGCATTGGCTTTATGCAATCCAGACCTCCGCTTGTAGAACTTGCTCACATGAATGTTGAGCACTGGCAATCGAAGAGTGATCAGCAAACAATCCTCCATGTTGCCAGAGTCCCCATCCTGTTTGGTAAAGGGATGGATCAAGACCAAGTAATTACAGTTGGTGCAGCCAGTGCGGTAATTTCCGAGAAAGATAACGCCGACCTAAAATATGTTGAGCACTCAGGTAAGGCCATTGAGTCAGGGCGGTTAGATATCCTTGATTTAGAGGATAAGATGCGGCAAATAGGCGCTAAGCTTCTTGTGGTTAAGCCCGGCAGAACAACAGTTGCCCAGACATTGGCAGAGAATGAGGCTGGCACCTGTGCGCTACAGAGGATCGTTGGTGACCTTACCGATGCAGCAAATCAGGCGCTGCAATTTATGGCTGACTGGATTCATGAAGAAAAGGGCGGACATATATCAATATTCCGTGATTTCGGAGCAGCAACGCTTGCTGAGGCTTCAGCAGAACTTTTGCTTGAAATGAATATTGCCGGCTCTCTTTCTAATGAAACGCTATTTAGTGAGATTCAACGACGCGGCATGATAAGCGGCGACACTAAATGGGAAGATGAAGAGGAAAAAATCAAATCACAGCCACCACGCCCTGGGCCAACAAAAACTAGCCTTACCGCTTAACACAAACCAAGCCACTTAATAGCCCATGCAAACGCGTGGGCTTTTTTATTGCTGAAATCTGCGGATGCAGAACGGCGCATCGGGCCGGATGGCTCAACTAAAAGGTTGGATGACCACAATGAAACTGAAACTCGACGAAAACGGCCATGTAGTTGTAACTGATGGCAAACCTGTTTATGTGCAGGACGATGGTAAAGAAGTTCCTTTTGATGCAATTGGTACTGTTGCAACAATTTCACGCCTGAATGGTGAGGCTAAATCACACCGTGAACGTGCTGAAGCTGCTGAAACAGCACTGAAATCCTTTGAAGGGATTGCAGATCCTAAGCTGGCATTAAAAGCCCTCGAAACTATTAAAAATCTCGACGACAAGAAACTGGTGGATGCCGGTGAAGTCGATAAAGTCCGCGCAGAAGCTATCAAAGCAGTTGAGGACAAGTACGCTCCAATTATCCAAGAGCGCGATGCACTCAGTGCCAAATTGGTGGCTGAAAAAGTCGGTGGTAGCTTCGCTCGTTCGGAGTTCATAGCTAAAAAAATGGGTATTCCTGCCGACATGGTAGAAGCTCGTTTTGGCAAAAACTTCAAACTCGAAGGCGATAGCGTCATCGCTTATGACAAGTCAGGTAACAAGATTTTCAGTGCAAGCAATCCCGGTGAACCTGCTGGTTTTGATGAAGCGCTGGGGATCCTCGTCGAGCATTACCCGTACAAAGACCAAATTCTTAAGGGGACCGGCGCATCTGGCGGAGGCAATGGTGGTACGGGTGGAAAAACAATCTCACGCGCCCAATTCGAGTCACTCAGCCCTCAACAGCAGAGCGAGCAGGCTATTGCTGGCGTTCAAATTACCGATTAATAGGAATTAAACTCGATGTCCAATACCTTAACCAGTCTTATCCCTGACCTGTATGCTTCCTTGGACGTCGTGTCCCGCGAACTTGCAGGCTTTATTCCATCGGTAACGCTTGATGCGTCAGCCGAACGAGCGTCATTAAATCAAGCAATCCGCATCCCTATCACTCCAGCATCTCAGGCAGAAGATGTATCGCCTGGTCAGTTACCTCCTGATGATGGTGATCAGACTGTTGGTAATACACCATTCACCATCACCAAATCTCGCATGGTTCCTTTCCGCTGGACTGGTGAAGAGCAGAAAGGGATTAATACCGGCCCTGGTTATGCAGGCATTCGCCGTGACCAAATCGCACAGGCAATGCGTACTCTGGTTAACGAAATTGAAGTGGATTTAGGGAAGCTTGCATTTCTTTCATCCCGCGCATCAGGCACTGCGGGTACAACTCCGTTTGCAACGAACCTCGGCGACACTGCACAGGTTCGTAAAATTCTGTCTGATAACGGTGCTCCACTGAGTGATCTGCAATGCGTAATCGATACTACATCCGGTGCATCGCTACGTACTCTAGCTCAATTAACCAAAGCAAACGAAGCCGGTACTACCGCGCTACGTGCTCAAGGTACTTTGCTGGAATTGCATGGTTTCCAATTGCGCGAATCAGCGGGAGTCGCTGCTCACACACCAGGCACTGGCGCAAGCTATGTAACTAATGGCGCTCTAGCAATTGGTGCGACCACTATCCCCGCTCAGACTGGCACTGGCACTATTCTGGCTGGTGATGTTGTGACTATCGGCGCATACAAATACGTCGTTACCACTGCTCTATCTGGTGGCTCGTTCACCATTGGTGCTCCAGGTCTGCGCGCTGCTGTTGCATCTGGCGCAACAATTACTGGTGTATCTGCCTTTACCGCAAACTTTGCATTCAGCCGCTCTGCGATTGTTCTGGCGACTCGTGCTCCTGCACTGCCAGAAGAGGGTGATATGGCATCTGATCGCATCATGTTGCAAGACCCGCGTACAGGCATGGCGTTCGAAGTCTCTATGTACAAACAGTATCGTCGTGTTCGCTACGAAATCGCTGCCGCTTGGGGCTGCCAGAACATCAAGCCGGCCCATACAGCAATCTTGCTTGGTTAATAAAAAATGCCGCTGGGGAACTGGCGGCGCTTTAATTTTGGAGACTTCTTATGGCTAAGAAAGCTGATAGTACCGATGATGACCAGTCAGTAATCGCATTTGTAACAATGGTTCGTGACGAGATTGCATATCCAGCACCGCACGAGGCACAAGTTCACCCCGACGAAGTGAAAAACTATTACTCAGGCGGCTGGCTAGAGAAGAAAGACGAGGCTAAATAATGTTAACCGATCAGCAAGTATCCGACGTCAGGCGCTATTTGGGTTACCCGATGCTAGGGGATACCACTGCTGATAGTAGCCGTGACTTTGCTTATGGCTGGGTATCCCCCGGCACATGGCAGACATTGCAGCATCGTTTGGACTCTCTGCGCCCGGAAGAAGAAGTAACCGTACTTAATTATCTGGATAAGATTTCTGTGTTGGAATAAGCCGTGACTGATTCCAGTGAAAATCTTGATACAGACCAAGCCGCCGTTTGGTACCACAACAAAAACGAAGTGAGTGACCGAATGAAACTATTCCGGCTGTGGCGTCGGGAATTGTGCGGATTCATTGGCATTCATCCCGGCCCTGCGCTTGGCCCTGGCGGGACACGTATTGTTAGGGGGTGAGTGTGGATGGTCCAAAGCTACAGGCTAAAATTTATAAGGGTTACGGGCAGGCAGCAAAGCGGATAGGTTATCCATACCAACAATTTCGTGCTACGTCGTCTAGCAACCCATTAGGCACCGAACCACTTCAAACCTTACCAGCCTCATTCACTACAAACTTCAACTACAGCGCCCCAAATAAATACGGACAAGCGACATGGCTTGGATTATTCGATGCAAGACTTTTTACGCCAGGTGATTTTCTTGTTGGGCACCAAGGGACGTACTTTATTGCTGCCATGCAGGACACTTTGCCTATTTATTGTGTGCAGGCTAACCGCGTTATATCAGTTCTACGCGGCAGCATGGAGGCTGGAGTTGGTCAGGTAGGGTATGGCGGGGCGACGGTAGAAAATGAAGTGATGATAATGTCTGGATGGCCTGCCAGCATATTGCAAGGCACTAAGGGTGAGCGAAACGAGGTTAATTTACCAAGTGACGCAAAAACCCCGTGGTTTTCCATCCTCTTTCCAATTTATGGCGACTTAATTCTGCGAACCAGTGACATCATCACCGATGACATTGATCGACGTTATGTCATTTCGAGTGCCGAACTTACTGATATGGGTTGGCGCGTAACTGCAATGCAAGTGATGGTGTGATATGGCTGATCAATCAGATGCACGAAACCTGATCACCTCAAAAGTGGCTGCGGTTATTTACCCAAATGGGACATCACAACCAAGCATTGTTGGTGTCGATGTGAAGATTTACCCTGGCTGGCCAGTACCAAATGTGCTTGAAAAGGATTTACGGGCAGGCGGCCTACATATCTCTGTTTACCCACTTCCTACCGAGCGCAAAATTGGAACTCAGATTGGTCGCCCATATCAGGTAGTTACTCCGGGCACTCCTACTATTTCCGGTGTGGTATCTGAAACCACGGTAACGTTATCTGGGTCAATAAACACCCCACAAAACGTATACTTATTGGTTAACAAGGTCGGGCATCAATATGCAATCCAGAGTGGAGATACGCTGACAACAATTGCCACGGCACTAGCAATGATGATTTCAGGTGCAACAAGCACTGGGCCAGTAATTACCATTGTTGGAGCAAGCGAAATCACATTTAGGGCAGGCGGCGTTGGTACTGCTGTTCGCGAGTTGAAGCGGCAGGAAAAGGATTTTCAGGTCACCGTCTGGTCACCAAATCCAACTTTACGTGATGTGATTGGATCTGCTCTGGATTCTGCGCTAGCCGAAACCAGCAATGTATCCTTCGCTGATGGTTCGCCAGGTATATTTCTCTACTCCAGATCGTTCGACAGTGATAGCACTGAAAAATATCTTTTTTACCGGCGAGACATCATCTACAGCATTAACTTCGCAACCACTCAAACATCAACAGCTCCGGTTGTCATTGCTCCGGTAATGAACACCAATGGACTGAACCAGCAAATTTAACCATCAGGAGTAAATCATGGCAGAAAAGACTGACGCGCCTATTGTTGCGTCATCTACAACAAAGGCAACCAGTTCAGGCCCTGGCTTTATTCTGGTTGTTCGCAATGCTTTTGCTGATTATGACATCGGGCAAGAAATTACAGACGCCGGAACCATCGCCGAGATTTTAAGCGGAGAGTTGGCCTGCTACGTGATTAAACGCGCCGTATAAGTCTTCGTTAATTCCACACCAGAACCCGCCAAGTGCGGGTTTTTTTATTTGGAGATAGCCATGCCGATTTATCAAGCTGGCAGTTTGAACACAACCGCTCTCACCGCGCCGGACTTATACGTACAGGTGATTGCACCACGAACACGTTACATCAACGGCGTAGCAACTTATGGGCTTGGCATCGTCGGCATTGGCAGTTGGGGACCGGTTAATAGCCCTTTCCTGATTGGCTCGGCAAGTGATCAAGCGCTTTATCTTGGTTCGCCACAAGTACGAAAGTATGACCTGTCCACGGCAGTTTCAATTTCGTTGGAACTTGGTGCGGCTAATATCAATGCTGTTCGCGTCACTGACGGCACGGATGTGGCCGCAAGTGTGCCACTGAAAGATACCGCTAGCACTCCAGTTACTGGCGCAACATTAACGGCAATCTACAGTGGTACTCGTGGCAACACGATTCAGGCTACCATTACTACTGGTACTGCGGTGGGTTCATTTAAGCTCGTCATTAACTTGCCAGGGCAGAACTCAGAAACATTCGATAACCTGACAGGGACTGGAGCAGTATTCTGGACAAACCTCGTTAATGCAGTTAATCGCGGGCAAACCAGCGTACGTGGAGCGTCACAGTTGGCTGTTGCAACTATTGGCACAAGTACGGCAGTCCCAGATATCACGCAAACCTATACGCTTACAGGCGGCACTGATGGGGCAACAACAATCACTGATACTGTGTTACTTGGCACTGACGGAACAAGCACAACCCGTAAAGGGATGTATGCACTTCGAGGCACCAACTCTCAGGTTATTAACCTGGTAGATGTAACTGACTCGACCGTATGGCCTACGATGAGCACATTTGCCAGTAACGAAGGTTCTTATGCGATTACTCAGGCAAGTGCTGGCACAACCTATGCCGCGACATCGACTTCGCTAAATACTGCCGGCGTTGACGATTGGCACTTTAAGCTTCTGGTTGGCGACTGGGCGTATTGGAAAGATACAGTGAATGGTATTAACCGGATGATTGCGCCAGCCACTTTTGAGGCTGCTAACATTTCATCTCGCTCACCTCACATTTCCACCCTGAACAAGCGCATTAGCAATATCGTGGCGACTCAGCGCTCATTAGCCAGTCAGCCGTATTCACTGAGAGAAATCGGGGCCATTAATACTGCTCGATTGGATGTGATCACTAATCCATGCCCTGGCGGTAATTACTTCGGCATGCGTTCAGGCCTTAATGCCAGCTCGGTACAATCGCAGCGTGATGACACCTACACTCGCATGACCAACTATCTGTCGCTGACATTGGCAGCTAGTTTCGGTTATGTCGTGGGTGAAAACCAAACTGTAGACCTGCGACGTGAAACAAAGAGCACCATTGAATCATTCCTTTCTAACCTTGAACTTCAAGAGATGATTGGCAATCCAAATGGCGGCCCAGCGTTTTCCGTTCAGATTGACCCGTCAAACAACCCTGATTCGCGTGTAGCGCTCGGTTATATGCAGGCAGATATCCAGGTTAAATACCTGAATGTTGTTCGCTACTTCCTGTGTAACTTGGAAGGCGGCGGCAGCGTATCTATCGCGGTTTCAAACGCACCCCGCTAAATAAACCTCTAACCCTGCTTCGGCGGGGTTTCTTTTTTGGAGAATAAACATGCCGCAATTGGGCTACACACTGGGTCGTGACGTCGCAGTAGATATCAACACACCTACTGGTAAGCTGAGCATCCCTAAAATCATGGACTTCGACTCTAAGCCGCAAGTCTCTAATGACAAAATCACCCCACTGAATGGCATCACTGATGAACTTCAGATCCCCACCGGATGGAGTGGCACCATTACTGCTAAACGCATGGATGGAACGTTAGATAACTTCTGGGCGCAGTGGGAAGAGAACTACTTTAACGGTATTGATCAGCAGCGCGGGACCATCACTGAAACTATCCAGGAATCGGACGGCACTGTCAGCGTATATCGCTATGAAGGTGTTTCATTCCATCTAACTGATGCTGGTAAGAAGAATGGCGATAAGACTGTAGATCAAACCCTGTCATGGACCGCTAACCGCCGTAAACGTGTCGGCTGATTTAAATAATAGGAATGGAAATGGCTAAGTTAACTGTTAATGAAGTGAATAGTGGTGCAGTTCCTGTTGATGCTGATGTGAAAGTAAATCATGTTACTGATGCAAAAGGGCGTGTAATTGAATTTCGTGATTTGGACCCTCTCCAGGAATCTCGTATTATTTTGGCTGTTGGCGCTCAGGCTGCGATGAATGCCGTATACGTAAACGTTTATGCTATCCCTGCATCACGCGTATCAAAGATTGATGGTGAAGAATACAGTTGCCCGTCAAACCAAGCACAAATTGATGGCATGATAACGATCCTTGGGCGCGCAGGAATGGATGCTCTAGCATCTCACTTCTTCAAAAATGATATGCCACCAGAAAAAGAAGGCGAGAAAGCAGCAACAAAAAACTAGCGCAGAACCCCGATTTTCGTAGTCGCTGCTGGCTAATGAAAAACGGGGTTCCTTTTAGCGTGGTGTTTGATGTTGATAAGTTATCGCCGCACGAAAGAGATGCCATGTCGATAATTTTCTCGGAATTTGAAGGTGGTGAGTTCAACTGGAATTCATGGTCCTGGGTGGAGAAAAAATGAAAGAACTGGATGGGTTGCTTGGTGCGGCTTTGCAATTTGCAGCCTTGGACATTGCTCTGCATGAATCAATGCAGTCAGCGTTGGAAGAGGTTGCAACTCGCATAGAAAAAACAGCGAAAGATGAAGTTGGACATTATCAATCAGCGGTGGGACCTTTTCCTACATGGGATAAGCTAGCTGATAGCACGGAGGCTGATAAAGCACGAAAAGGGTTCAATCCTGACGCTCCACTAGAAAGAACTGGTGAGTTCAAAGAGTCATGGACGCACGAAACCAGTGGTTTTGAAGCCATTATTGGCTCAAAAGACGAAAGAGCACCTTGGTTTGAGTTTGGCACGGCAAAAATGCCGCCGCGACCGGTGCTCGGTCCTGCGGTTGTTCATAATGGCGAATTCATTAAAAAGATTATCGGGAAGGCTGTTGTTAATGGGCTTGTTGGAGGGGCTAGGATTCATCCGTCACTTGGCTATGATGACCTGTAACCCTCTGGCGCGTCCATGCGCCGGTGGGACTCATTCTTTATAATCTAGAGCATCAAACCTATTCACCATTTTGCTTTTTAAGTAGCGCCACATGTTCTTCAAGGATTTCAATGTGCCGTCTAAGGCTAGATATGGTGCTCTCCATATAAGAAATGGTATCCCGTAGAGATGTAATGATTTGTTCCTTTAGTTCCAGCATTGTTTGGTAATGACTTAATAGCTCTTGGAAATTAGCTATTTCTTGGTCTGGAACTTGCGAAAAAGAACTCTCTATTGTGCTGACTATCTCAGCATTCATCGACCTGCCATTTTCTTTTGCTTTTTCTTGAATCTTCGCTTTTAGATCCTCTGGCAATCTAACTCCGAGCGGGGCGATTTGACTTGCACCTTTCATGACTCTTCCTTACTACAAAACATACTACATAATGTAGACACTTTTTAATTGACAAGATAGATTCATAATGTAGTATTTGAATATACATTATGTAGCGAGGCTTGATAATGAAAGAAGCAAAGAATATCCCCCCAACTGGAATTAGATTTCCATATTGGCTAAAAGACGCACTAAAGACAGCAGCAAGTAAAGAATGCAGGTCATTGAATGGTGAGGTGATTAAGCGGTTAGAGAAAAGCCTGAGAGAAGAGGGCTTTTTGAATGGTCACTAAAAATAGTGAAGCCCTAACTACTTGGAATAGTCAGGGCCTCGATTTGTCAGCAACCTTAAGCGAGTCAACCGACATGAAGATTATAGCGAATAAAGAGTTAGCTTTCCATAGCACAGTTTTCACACCAGTAGTTCACTCAAATCAGATCTGGCTTACAGCTTCTGAATTGGCTAAGGCGCTGGAATATAAAAAAGCTGATGCAGTTACTCAGATTTACACACGCAATTCAGATGAGTTTTCAGCTTGCATGTCAACGACACTCAAATTGAGGGTGGTTAGAAAAACTGGCGATGTTGACATGATGGTTCGCTGCTTCTCACTGCGTGGTGCTCATCTGGTGGCAATGTTTGCAGATACTCCAGTAGCTAAAGAATTTCGGCGTTGGGCATTAGATGTAATGGATCGCGATGCTGCTAAATCACCAATTAAGCGCCGCGCCGATTACAACTACCCGATTGAAAGCGCTGATCCACATGACAGAATCTTTGGTAATGACTGGATGTCACCAAGAACCATTCTTGATGAGCGCAACCGCGCACCAGAGCTTGAGTTAATAGAGCAACTTGAGAAGGATGGTTATGACCTTACTGGCGTGAAAGTACGAATCCATGCAATGTATGGCATTGCTAAACAAGTAATACATCTGCAAGAGACTTTCGGTTGGTGCGCAAAAGAAATGAAGAGCGTGACTGAGGCTCTTAAAAACAACTCAACTGAACGAGGGATGAACGTCTCATTCACTGGAAATAATAAAGGGAGTGCTATCGGTGGTTATACGAAGCGGTCACTTAGATAGATTTTGCCGGAACACAGGCAATAAAAAACCGCCAGTTAGCGCTGGCGGTCATGTCAAATAAAACTGCGAGGTCTTTAATGACTGATTTAACTTTAGCAAATAAATTTCTGCCTGTCATCGCTGGTGTTGAGATTAACACTGATACAGAAGGGCGCTTTAACCTGAACTCGTTACACAAGGCCAGTGGTAAGGGTGAAGATAAATCACCGAGCCAATGGATGCGTCGGGCTACTACTAAAGCACTGGTTAATGAGCTAAGTGTAAATTCGCACTTAGGTTATGAAGTAATCAAATCAGTTAAAGGTGGCATCGCTCCAGGCACCTTCGCCCACGAACTTCTTGCTGTCGAATATGCTGGGTGGATTTCACCATCATATCGCCTGAAGGTTAACCAGACTTTCCTCGACTACAAGGCAGGAAAGCTGAAACCAGCATTCGACCCGATGGCGGCATTAAATGACCCTGAGTTTTTGCGCGGAACATTGCTCACTTACAGCGAGAAAGTTATCGCACTTGAGCATAAGGTTGAAGAAATGACGCCGGATGTTGAAGCCCTAGAGCGAATTGCTAAGTCAGATGGCACTATGTGCATCACTAATGCCGCGAAACATTTGCAGGTTCAGCCAAAGTTTCTTTTCAAGCTGATGTCAGAAAATCATTGGATTTATCGCCGTACCGGTGGGAGAACGTGGTTGGCATATCAAGAGCGAATCCAGCAAGGAGTGTTAGAGCACAAGGTGACCACCGTATCGAGGGGAGAAGGTAATGAAAAGGTGGTAGAACAGGCTCTTGTTACCGCTAAAGGACTTACCAAACTTTCAAAAATGCTTGGCATTAGTGGTGTAGCAGCTTAAATAGCACCAAAATAATCTAGCGTCTAACCAAATCCCAACCCACTTAACTGTGGGTTTTTGCGTTGTTTTGCAGCGGCCCCCTGCTATCATGTAACGAACTGTTATCGATGGGTGTAATTATGAAAAGAGTTATTTTTTTTATTGGACTACTCTTGAGCATGTATGCATATGCAGACGACCAGTGGACTCCTACTCCTAGCGATAAAAGTGATGAAATTTCTGCTAGCTTGCATGGCACATGCACTCGGAAATCCTGCCCGCCCGGAACATTTGTAGTCGTCGATGCTAGGAAAGGTGATTCAGGCATGGCTGTGGCAGAGGATGGTAAGAGTTATGACTTGTTAGAACTCAGAAATATAAAATTCACTGTTCTTCAGAATGACAATGACTACAAATCAGACTCTAGAGTTGTAGCTCCAGGTGGGGCAATTTACACAATTCAGTGGATATTCCTGAAAAAAGTGTAAAAGGTAAATTAGAACAAACATAGCCCAGCCATCACGCTGGGCTTTTTATTGCCTAAAAAGCGGGGATAGCATGGACATAGAAGCCTACAAAGTTGCGGTAAAGTTATCGCTCTCTGAGAATATCACGCAGGGACTAATGGCGATCTCTGGCAGGTTTGCTGGCGTAAACCGTGATGCTGAAGTGTTTAGGTCAAAGCTTGAAACCATTGGGAAAATGACCTTAGCTGGCGGCGCACTTGTAGGCGTTGGCTATGTTATTACTAAAGGTTTGGACGCGACGATTAAGGCGGCTAATGACTTAGTAAAAGCACAAAATGACTTTAAAACGCTAAATTTGACTGCGCAAGAAAACGCATCAGTAAATTCATCAGCACAAATCGTGTCTCATCAAGTTCTGGGTACGACAATTGCTGGGAATATCAGGTTAATTCAGGATCTACACACCGCGCTTGGCGACTTACATCATTCAATTGAGTTGGCCCCAATGTTCGCTAAGTACGAATCAACAATTCGTATGGCGTTAGGAGAGCATGCCACTGATGGAATGGTCAACGCAGCGGCAAGAGCCTTGGAGCACCGTGGTGGCAATGTAGTAAACAACCCAAAAGAGTTCAAAAAAGAATTGGAGTGGATGTCGCAGGTTCAACTGGCTTCAAAAGGCCGCGTCAACCCTAAGGATTTCTTGTCAGCATCCCAGTCAGGGAAGATGGCTTATACATTGCTTGATCCTAAATATCTATATGGTGGGTTTGCTGGGTTAATGTCCATGAATGGCGGTTTTCAATCAGGTACCGCTCTGATGACATCATTTAGTTCGCTTATCGGCGGGCATATGGATAAAAAAGCGAAAGGATTTCTTGCTGATATTGGTATGTATGATGAGGGGGTAAGTAAGGCTAGGATGAAGTTGATGGCTAACGCCATGAAAGGAATGAGCCCTAGCGAAAAGGCAATTTACATGCAAAGTCTTGGCGGTGAGTCATTACTTAGCGGTGGATTAAGCGCTGAATATGTAAAAATGTTTGCCAATCCTGATCAACTAGCAGCAGTAATGGCGAGCAAGATTAGGGAGAGGTTCGGGAAGAATTTAACAGATACTGAGGTGGCTGAAATAATAGCCAAAAACTTCAACAGAAATACCGGTAACTTCCTTGGTCAACATGTGCTTAACGCCACTAAATTTGCCAAAGACTCAGCTATTTTCCGGCATGCTCAGGACTTTAATTCCGCTTACGATACTTATTTAAACTCACCAGATGGCGCGGCGGCGGCACTGTCAGCATCATGGATGAACGTTAAAGCGGTGCTAGGTATTGAGCTAATACCAACGCTAACCAACGTAACCCTTGGGCTTGCTCACTTCATGGATAAAGTCAGTAAATTTGCAGAAGATAATCCTTGGGCAACCAAGATCGCAATATACTCAGCTACTGCAGTAGCTGGATTAGCACTTCTATCAGGAGGAATACTTTTGCTCGGGGCAACAATAATGGCCGCCCGCTTGGTTGGGTCACTTGGTGTCGTTAGTTCATTTGCAACTCTGCTCGGCGGGCCTGTCGTATGGGCTATTGTTGCTGCAACGGCGGCAGGCGTTTTGTTGTATAAAAACTGGGATCAAATAAAACCAGCAGCAAAACAGATGGGAAAAGATTTTAGTTGGATAATTGCAACTATTTGGGACCGAGTAAAAGAGGTTGGCGTATACATTAAAAATTGGAGCATATGGGATGGTGTACAGAAAGCTTTAGATGACTTTTCATCTAAGGTTGCTTCTGGGTTTGATTCTTTATTCAATAAAGTAATTTCACTATTGAATAAAATACCTGGTGTAAATATTCAGCCAGGAAATCCAGATGGACCCAAACCTAATAACTCCCCAATAATACTACCTCCAACCAATACCCCTAAAACACCTAGTGAGAAGTATGCTGAAGCTATGCAGCAGCAGGGGAAGTCATCTAAGCCAATGGGTATGGCTGAAGGAATGTCCGGGATGTATCGAGACTCGAACACACCAAAAATCCCAAGCAAACAAAATCAGCCAATTCAGGTCAATAGCACCATCAATTTAGATGGAAAACCTATTGCTAGGGTGGTTACTAAGCATCAGTCACAAGAGGCCGCCAGGCCACCTACTAGCACTAGCGCTTTTGACTCTACTCGGTCATTGGTTTTCCCAGGTCAAGTAAGCTCACTTTCAGCCAACTAACCCACCAGTCCAGTGGGTTTAGCTGGCTTTATTTTAAATCGTGAATACTTCGCTGATTAGCTCTTTTAGGTAGGTGAAAAACAATGAAAATCAACAGTGCTTTCTTCAAAGAAAATAGTTTCTACATTCAAGCAGACGCAGCAGATCCCTTCTGGGTTCTGCTTAGTAAAAAACTTGGGTGGGGCAAGTTCACGATTGTTGAAGGTTGTGACCCATCTACAGGACTTTTTGAATTAACTGAATTGCGTGCGGCAGATTCAGAACCCCCTGAGTCAGTAGCTGTAGCGTCAAATGTTTTATGGCATCCGCAGGTAGCTCTTTCAGTCGCTTTATCATATTACTCTTCTTCTCAGGATCCAGAGATGAAGAGGCTACCACCGCTTGAAGGGCTTCGAGAGTATCAGCGTGAAGTCGCACGACTTGAACGTTTAAGAGGGCACTAAGTCCATCGTCACCGATAAGAAAATCGACGCCTTTATATGTGAGGCGGCAAGTTGCAGAGTTAAAAATATATTCAGTACCGCTTTGTAGCGTTGAGACTGATATGTATGAATTTTCAATCAATTTATGGTCTTGTAGATAAATAATGTTAGCCATGAATTGGTTGTTATCACTGAACTTTGATATCAATTCAGATTCTTTTTCTGTGGGAAGGGGGGATGGGGCCGCATTCATTAGTGCATTAAGAATCTCTAGCTGTAGCGATCGGCTGTACTTTTCCATGTTTCATCCTCGGTTGAAATTCCAACCAACATAGAACTAATCACAACAGTTAAACATCCTGATATTTGATCAGTGACTTATTCCTGTTCAACGGAGTCATCATGTCTTTCATTAACGCACTAAACAACTTCGCGCAGGGGTTAGATCCGACTGTCACTCGGCTAATACTGGGTGATTTTGAGTTTTTAGACTTCGAAGTCCCGACTCGTCTAGCTTTCCCTGGCAAGCAGAAAACCGTCATTCACCAGATGATCGGTGGAAAGCGGACGATTGATGTGCTCGGCACTGAATACGACCCTTTGACATGGAGTGGCATCATTACTGGTGCCAAGTCAAATGATCGGGTTATGGCATTGGAACGCATGAGGGATGCTGGCGACCAGGTAATCATGACTCTGGACGGCTACAGCTTCACCGTTGTGATCACCTCGTTCACGCCGTCATATGATTTTATCTACCGGCGTCCGTACACGATTGAAGTTGCCGTTGTGTCACGTAATGATTCGCCATTGAGGGTTGATGCTCTTACTGGTGCGCTGGATGCATTAGTAAACAGCGACGTAGGAAAGGCTCTGGGGCTTTCTGACATCATCGACATACAAAGCGTGACTGATGCTGTTAACGCCGTGCAGAGTGCCGTTAGTCAGGTGCAGGATATTGCTCACGCGGTGGTTGGAACTGTGCAAACGATCGTGCGTCCAATTATTGCAGCGCAAGTGCTGGTCCAGCAGTCGATTAATCAACTCGAGGCAGCCGCCAATGATATTACATCGCTTGGCGGACTAGTTCCCGGCAATCCAATATCAAAAACCATTAGTAACTTACTACAGCAAGCCGATCTGACCACTAGGATACCTGCGCTATACCAGTTGCAGAATGTTCTTGGTCGGCTGAATAAGAACGTCACATCGGGCCAAACGGCTGATGGCGTACGCTCTATTACTTTGTCTGGCGGCAATCTTTATCAGGTGGCATCAGATCAATACGGTGACCCGTCACTGTGGAACAGTATTGCATCAGCGAATAACCTAACTGACCCGCAATTAACTGGCATTAATACGCTGACCATCCCATCCAACCCAACGAGTTAGTTATGGATGTAAATAATCCGATTATTACCTCCAGCGCCCGGCATATATCCGGGCGTTGCATTTTAAATGGGGTGGAGGTTCCGTTTGTTGCTTTTGATGTTGAAAATAACTCATTTCGCGGTGCCTCGACGTTTAATTTAACCCTCGCAACCTCAGCAATGCCATCTGATATGGGGCTACTTAATTTTTGGGCTAAACAGACCACAATCAGAGTTGAACTATCAGCCTCAATTACAACGGCTGCCGGCACTGATGAGAAAAAGCTAATTATCGGGAATATTGATAACTGGCGATATGACCCAGCTCGATTTGAAATACAGATTGATGGGCGTGACTTTACTTCGCTTTTTATCGATGCCAAATCAGCAGGGGAGAGCTTCAAGAACTACACCAGTTCACAGATAGCGACAATCCTAGCTAACCGGCATGGATTGAAACCTGTAGTCACAAAAACAACAGGTCTGTTTGGCGATTTTTTCCAAATCGATTCGGCTCATTTGACTGGGGAGCAAACGGAGTGGGACTTGCTAACTACACTGGCCGGAATTGAAAACTTCTCGGTGTATGTGAATGGCGACAGTCTCTACTTTGGCCCAACAGTTGACCCAAAGACGAGCGATAACTATGTGATCCGCTGGCAGCCATCCGGCATGCTTTCATATCCGCAATGTAACACCAGTGATGACCTGTCTTTCTCACGCGCCCTGACTATCTCAAAAGGGATAACGGTTGAAGTTCTTAGTTGGAACTCAAAGCGAAAGAATCAGCAATTTATGGCTTCATTCCCGAAGTATACGAAGGGGATAACTCCCGGCGCGGCGGTTGCAAAAACCAATGTTTACCGTGTAATTCGCAATGGGTTGACGCCCGAAACAGCAATGCAACTGGCCCAGTCTATTTACCGAACCATCGTGGATCAGGAGATGAAGTTCTCCTGTTCAACAGCCGGTGACAATTTACTGACACCTCAGACCATGGTTCGTATTGAGGGGACGGCAAGCCCATTTGATCAACTCTATTATTGCGAGAGCGTGCGCAGGACATTGAGTTGGGATACTGGATACACAATGACCGTTAGTGGCAAGAATCGCAGTCCGGCGCTGGAGGTATCTCAGTGAGAGCATTATTAAACTCTATAGCAGGAAGGGCGCAGCAGGCGGGGGCATCATTTACAGGAACGAGAGAGGGGATTATCACTTCATATGACCCAACCGAGTATGCAATCAAAGTAACCCTCCAGCCAGATGGTGCTGAAACTGGGTGGATACCGCTTGATTCGCCTTGGGTGGGTAATGGGTGGGGTATGGCGGCGGGGCCAATGATTGGCGCATCGATAAAAATTGATTTCGATTCTGGCAATATTAGTAATGGGTCGGGTGGCGGTCAGCACTATAACGATGTTGACCGTTGCCCGGCCCCGAAATCGGGTGAATTCTTTGTTGTGCATGAGTCAGGGTCAAGTTTCAAATTCACCAATGATGGAAAGGTTAGGGTAATTGATAGTGCCGGTTCAAAAATAGTGATGAATGGTGACGGAACTGGCGAGATGACTTTTGCCTCCGGATTGACTGTAAATGCCAACGTGAAAGTTAATGGAGACTTTGTAGCCTCTGGAGATATATCTGACCAAAACGGTGTTAAGGGCGTACTCCAGAAAATAAGAAATCTGTTTAATCTCCATGGACATGATGGTGTTCAGACCGGATCAGGAACAACCGATACACCAAACAATTCAATGTAGGTAACCCATGTATGATCTCTATCACTTCATAGGTGGCGACATAAGCGCGTCACCTACGGGAGACCTGCGGCCTGTTGATAGTTCAACACGCGGCACTCAACGAATATTACGCCGACTCATGACCAATCCAAGTGAGTATATTTTTCATCCTGAATATGGTGCTGGACTTGGTCAGAAGGTTGGGCAGTCGGTCAATAAAAACGAATGGGAGGCTTTAATTAGAGGACAAATGCTGTTGGAGGATTGCGTGGCACAGTCACCAATACCAAAGATAACACTCACTCTCATTACTGAAGGAGTCAGCGTATTTATTCAGTACACCGATGCCGTATCCGGCACCCCAGAAACCCTAAGCTTTGACGTGACGAGGTAATCGCGTGGCATCTCTCAATATTAAATCCTTCACTGACTTAGTCAGCGATCAGGTCACTGCAATGCAAGCGAAGGCTCGCGGCTTGGTTGATTTAAGTATAGGCAGCCTGTTAAGGGCATTAGCTGAGTCCAATGCTGGAATAGCTCAGTGGATACAGCAACTAATCGTAACTTTACTCGTTACTACCAGAGCATCTACCAGTTCTGGTGCAGACCTTGATAGTTGGATGGCTGACTTTGGGTTTCTTCGATTGTCTGCTGTGCAAGCTTCAGGGAATGTCACATTTAGTAGGTTCACTGCAACTAATCAAGCGCTAATACTGGTCGGCGTCGAGGTTACAACTACTGATGGAACTCAGGCGTTTACTGTGATCACCGATACAACAAACGCAAACAATGATCCGGCATCCGGTGGGTATGTAATGTCTCCTGGGGTTGCCGCAATTTCTGTTCCTGTTATGGCGAATACAGCGGGATTAGCGGGGAATGCTCAAGCAGGAACGATCACTGTGATTTCTGGATCTATTCAATTCGTTGATACAGTGACCAACCCGGTAACGTTTTCAAATGGTGAAAATGCTGAGTTTGACCAAGCATTTAGGGCAAGATTTGTTTTGTGGATAGCCTCATTATCAAAGGCAACTAAAGAGGCTATAGGGTACGCAATCACCAGCATGCAAAATGGAGTAACTTACACCCTAACTGAAAACTATGCCTATAACGGAACGCCACAGCCAGGGTATTTCTACGCAGTCGTTGATGATGGTAGCGGAAGCCCATCCAGTGCTTTTATTTCTTCTGCTTATAATGCGATCGATGCTGTTCGTGGTTTTACAGTGACATTCGGTGTATTTGGGCCGGAATTGGTGGCAGCAAATGTATCTATGGTGCTAACTACTGACCCATCAGGAAGCCACCCAGATATTGTTTCTCTTGTTACCGTAGCACTTCAAAACTTCATCGCTGGGTTATCACTTGGACAATTACTTCCTTTCACTCAACTAGCAACGATCGCATATGGTGCAAGTCCTCTGGTTACTAATGTGTCATCGGTAACTCTCAATGACAGTACGTCAGATCTTGCTGCATCAGCTAAGCAAGTAATTCGTGCAGGAACAATAATGGTGAGTTAAATGGCTATAGGTGACCAGCTAGATATTGAGGGGAGAATTAAGTCTTTATTACCCCCATCATGGTTTGGTGATGACCATCCGCTTATGAATGCAATAGTAACAGCTTGTGCTACATCACTTGCGTGGTGTTATTCACTATATGTTTACGCTCAATTGCAAACCCGAATTAATTCGGCAACAGATGGTTGGTTAGATATTATTGCCAATGATTTTTTCGGAACTAATATCCAGAGAGTTTCAGGTCAATCTGATGATTTATTTAGAAACCAGATAAGAATTAATTTATTTAGGGAGCGAGGCACCAGAAAAGCAATTATTGATATTCTTGAGGATATTACTGGGAAAACACCTTTAATATTTGAACCTCAAAACCCAATAGATACCGGTGCGTATGGAGGACCAACACTTGGTTATGGCGTTGCCGGAGGGTACGGGTCACAACTAATCCCCTATCAAGCATTTGTGACGGCATACCGGCCTTCTGGTTCAGGGATACCATTTATTGCTGGTTATAGTTCCACACCATCAGGATACAGCTCTCCCTCGTGGGGAATGTATGCCGAAAGAGACATGATTAACGGAGGGGCAACTGATGAGCAAATATATGCTGCTATAGCCTCTGTTAAAATGGAAGGGACAATTGTCTGGGTTCGTATTCAGTAAAATCAAACAATACAAATAAGCTAATCGAGAATTAAAAATCTCGGTGTTTATCATATTATCTGGAGAAATAAATTGGATAGACAAATAGTTTACCCAGGCGCAATTCCACTTGAAACTGACCTGTTAAATACTAATCGGTTTACAATGATTGCAATTGCAAAGTTAGCTGCATCTGTCATGGGAAGCAATACATACTTAAATGGTCTTGCCTGTACTGCCAGTAGCCCAGCATCTATGGTAATTAACATTGCACCAGGAGAAATTTATAGCCTTCAAAATATTGACTCTACTGCATATTCATCATTACCGGCAGACACTGCACATAGTATTTTAAAACAGGGTATCTTATTAAGTGCAACGAGCTTTACCCTTGCCGCACCATCAATAGCAGGTCAGAGCATCAACTATCTAATACAAGTTGCATTTCAAGATGTTGATTCTGGCGCAACAGTATTACCTTATTACAATGCTTCAAATCCATCTCAGGCTTATAGTGGTCCAAACAACTCGGGCATAGCTCAAAACACCATTCGTTCCGGTGTGTGTAGCGTATCCGTTAAGACTGGCGTTTCAGCTACAACCGGATCGCAAGTAACACCTTCGCCAGATGCTGGCTATGTCGGGGCATATGTTGTCACTGTCAATCAGGGACAAACAACAATTACTTCGACAAGTATCAATTTAGCACCCAATGCGCCGTTCTTGCCTAAGAATGGGTTGGTGTCAGGCATACAATCAAACACCATGAATTACTCCGCGGATACTGGTACTGCGAATAATTATGTAGCCTCTTATTTTCCTGCTGTAACACAATTAACTGACGGCCTGAGACTGACATTCAAGGCAAAGAATAGCAACACAGCATCATCAACATTTTCGCCAAATGGACTTGCAAGCGCACCTATTTATACACGTGTTGCGGGAGCGCTAACAGGTGGCGAAATTGCACAAAATAAGATTATGGAGGTTGAGTGGAATAGTACATTAAGTGCGTGGACGCTTATTTCTGGTAGCGATCCACTGGCTCTAAGCGCACTCCAGAAGTCAGCAAACCTATCAGATTTAGCCAGTCCACAGACAGCGCTCACTAATCTTGGTCTGACGGGTATTGGAATTGGGTTGCCATCTCAGACATCAATATCTAATTTTGATTTTCAAAATTTTGTATTTACATCTGGTGGGAATTACTTAGCTG